GTCAGTGTCTTCCTGCCATGATATTGCACTTGTTGCAGCTGTGCCGACTGCTGACAGGTCGAATTCAGGACTCAGATAATATCCACCCTGCCCAAAGTTGAGATTATCATCGAATCCTAACTTATACGTTGTCCACTCATCCACCGGCAATGGTTGTCCGCTTTGATACGCCGCTGCTATCTCCGCGTCCGTCCTTGCACGATTGGAGATGCGGAGGTCGTCGAATAGTGCATTAGAACCACCACTAGAAGCATTAAGTTTTCCAAGAGACATAATATTGCCTGCAATACTCGTCAAAGGCAAAGAAGACACATATGGACCATATTTAACGCCATTAACAAATACATAAAAAGTATTACCATTTTGCCAGCGTAAAGCAATGTGGTACCAACAATTTAATTGATACCAATTAAATCCAGAAATAATTGTCCAATTACCCGTCCAAGTAGTTGCCTCATTGCCTCTTACGAGTAATCTTAAACCAACACCTGCATATACCCACAAAATCAGAGAATTTGGTTGCCAATAAGTACCAATTTCAAAAATAGGAGGAGATGTTTGTTGTGAAACTATTGTGCTTGCTGGCTGATTTATAGGCATCCACCAAAATTCTACCGTCCCCTCCTGCGGGTTCAGCACACTCGCCGTGGGGATGGTCAGGGATTCGGCTGCACGGGTGCCGTCGATGAAGCTGGTGGCGTAGGGTTTTTGCTCAAGTTGGATGGCATCAAAATAAGCCACTTTCCCTTCTTCTGCATGTCGAACTTCAAGTCGCACAAAAGCAGCAGTAGCTCCACTTCTTATAGTTCTTGTTACCTGCATTCTCCCAGAGCCGCCAGCTGAGATTCCGAAACTTGCTGCCGTGACAAAACTATCTGCATACGTCCCATTGGCATAATCATAAAATCGCAAAGCTACTCTTGAAGGGTCTGTGCCCTGTGGAACATAAACATAAGCAGAAAAAGTGTAAGTCTGTCCATCTGTCAAACCATTTAAACTTTCATATGCTCCCAATTGAACAAATTTATCTTCTGATGCCGCACTGCCAGTTATAACTTTTAGACTACTACCTCCATCATGCGCCCAATCAGAAGAGAGTAAATATGTTGTCCTGCCTGTTAAAATTGTGCTATTCAAATTAGGCGCATTGCTTTCACAATTACCATTGCTAATTAAATTCGTCGTCCCCTCCTCCACCAGCACCGCCTGACCAAACTTACCCTGTTCGAACCTCGGCACATTCACCGCAACCTGCGTGCCGTCACTTGTGTATGCAACGGAATTACGTGCAAATGTAACTCCGACACTAGTTTGTGTATTGCCTATACAAGTAGTTTTAGTAGATAGCGGCAGTACTTCTTCTACAACACCGTTGTTGTTGACATCATCAACATCACGTTGTACTATACATAACTTGTATGATGTTCCAATGGGTTGGTATAGTATACCACTATCAGTAGGATTACCACCTAGCATACTTTTGTTTGTATATGGATTAATAGGCTCTTTAATGAATTTTTCCTTTAATACATCCAAAGAACTAGGATAAGCAAAGTTTTGGAATTGCTGTTGTATCTTGTATTCTTCTAGGGCTTTTATAATATCTTTGAGGTTACTTTCAAACGCAATTTGTTTAGCAACTTTTGTTGATTGTATATACCTAGGCATTGCTACACCAACTAGTATACCCAGTATAAGTAATACAAACAGTAATTCAAGTAGGGTAAATCCACGTTTCATCTGTTGCCCCTTATTTTTAACCATCTATATCACCTCTATTGTATTATAGCATACTCCATCGTTCAATAAGACTACTGCATGTTAAGATAGGAGATAAGGTATAATATAAATATGACGAACATATCTGATTTAATAACCAAATATACAATTCATTTCAGACCCTATTTGTGTTCCCAACGTGCCATCAAATGTTAATTTATAAGGTGTGTTTAAATCAATAGGTATAGGCCAACCTTTTGTCCAGTTTGTGCGTAATTCTTGTTCGGAGCGCACTATATTAGAAATGTGCATATCAAGGATTGGTCCAGCCCATGCACCTTTAGCCCAATCATAACTACCTATCCAAAATCTGTCAGCAGGTTGATAGTTGTTCACAAAATTAAATGTTGCAGTAGTAGCGAATGTTGTTGAGCCTAAGTACATTCTATAGTTACCATTACCATCGTAAGAAACAGCTGTGTAAATTGGGGTATTAGGATCATAATCTGATGGTAAATATAATGTTTGACTAAAATAATGTGACTCCAGATTATCGAAGAATATAATTTGTATTAGTTTTGGATATTGTTTCCATAGGGTAATACTTAATTGATTAGGTATATGGTAATTACCTATTTGCCAGAGCACAGCACGAGCATTATTATCAATGCCACTTGGATTTGTAAATAATTTTTCTGAATTGGGCAGTGCTCAAGTTTCTATAGTCCATGGTTTGCTCATATCAATTTTACCGCTAAGAGAAGTTTGAACATTGTCCCGACTTCTCTGCCCTTCAGGTCCCATCCATGTTGATGCATAGTCTTGTTCTTCGAATTGTGGTTTTGCTGCATAGAACACAATACCATCGACACTGTTAATTGAACCAATTCCTATGCCGACATTACGTAACTTGGAAGCTGTATCTGCACCGCTAGGTATAAGTTGCCAAGTGTTTTTTTGCCATGACGGAGTTAATGTTACATCTTTAGAAGAGATACCTATTGTAATTTGTGTTCCCCCGTAATTTGTTACTAAGTACGCGTTCAGCGACTTAGTGATTGTAGCAGATGTTTTTAAGTAGATGCTAAAGGAATATTTAGTTTTTGATGCAGTCAACGTATAAGGATAGTAATCAAAGAAATATGTATAAGTAGAGGCAGTTCCTTGAAATACAGTGGCTGATATTGTCGGGTCGTAGTATTGTGTTTCATTCTTCCAATATGTTCTGTTACCCCAATGACTCCATTTGCTCCAATCATTGTTCCATGTCCCTTCTCTGACTATTTTATTAACAGAATCATCTTCCACTAAAATTCCATCATTGTTGACAAATCGAGGCGTATTTGCAGACACAAATGTTGTATCATCTAATAACGCCGCAGCACTAGCACGAGAAAAGTCCACTAAACCACCTGTTTTATAATTGTTACCACGTAGCAATACGTTGCTTATGGGTTCGCTCGTAACACCGTTATTATTGGCGTCATCAATATCTTGCTGCACTATACATAACTTGTATGATGTTCCGTCACTTACATACTGTATACCACTCTCTGTAGAGTTGTTGCTGAGCATGCTCTTGCCTGTGTATGGATTGATAGGTTCTTTAGTAAAAATTTCACTGCCTTTCAACATGTCCAAAGACGCTGGATAGCTAAAGTCTTCAAATTGTTGGTGCATTTTATAATCTTCAAGAGCTTTAATAATTTCCTTAAGATTATTTTCAAATATAGTACGATTAGCAAGTCTTGTCGACTGCGTATCCTACTAGTATTCCCAAAATAAGTAGTACTATAATTAGCTCAGTTAATGCAAAAGTCCGCTTCATATATCATTCTCCAATACGATGTTTTGTGTTGTGTAGAAATTAAGGAATAACACCGCTCTGTGTACTCAAATCACCGTTAAAATCTAACTTAAGTGTTGTCCACGCATCCACAGGCAATGGCTGTCCGCTTTGATACGCCGCCGCTATTTCTTCATCCGTCCTTGCACGGCTGGAGATGCGGAGGTCGTCGAATAGTGCATTAGAACCACCACTAGAAGCATTAAGTTTTCCAAGAGACATAATATTGCCTGCAATACTCGTCAAAGGCAAAGAAGACACATATGGACCATATTTAACGCCATTAACAAATACATAAAAAGTATTACCATTTTGCCAGCGTAAAGCAATGTGGTACCAACAATTTAATTGATACCAATTAAATCCAGAAATAATTGTCCAATCACCCGTCCAAATAGTTGCCTCATTGCCTCTTACGAGTAATCTTAAACCAGCACCTGCATATACCCACAAAATCAGAGAATTTGGTTGCCAATAAGTACCAATTTCAAAAATAGGAGGAGATGTTTGTTGTGAAACTATTGTGCTTGCTGGCTGATTTATAGGCATCCACCAAAATTCTACCGTCCCCTCCTGCGGGTTCAGCACCCCAGCCGTGGGGATGGTCAGACTTTCGGCTGCCCTTGTGCCGTCCGTGAAGGATGTGGGGTAGGGTTTGGCTTCGAGTTGGATGGCATAAACAAGTAATTCTGTTTCAACAGCGCTATTATGCGAAATTCGTATTTCGTATTTACTTATCGTTTTACTGCTGTTTGGAGTAATTGTAGCTACTAATTTATACACTCCTTGACCGAATATAGCGGACATATCATATCTTGTCGTGTTAGAGTCGTTCCAAGTGTAATCTGTGTACGTGCTATCTGTATAATATATAGTCCCGCCAACATTTATATTGTTAATGTTGCCTTTTAGGATTTTTAACAACACGCTAACGGTATGAGGAGTGTTAGAAATGGATACACCTTTTAAACAATGCCCTTTATCGCCATCATTATCATATAATCGCATTACTCCGTTTTGTTTGGAAAATGGATTATATTCTGATGATAACCATTCTAACGTTGTCCAGGTTCCTACACCCCAACCAGAAACGCCTGTTTTAAAGAAAGGGTCGCTGTTTAAATTCGTCGTCCCTTCCTCCACCAGCACCGCCTGACCAAACTTACCCTGTTCGAACCTCGGCACATTCACCGCAACTTGTGAACCATCACTCTTATAAGCTATAGAATCACGAGTAAATGTTGGCTGAGCTACTGTCTTAATTACAAGCTTGCCATCTTCGGTCGGCTCTACATTCACCAATTCACCACGCAACCAGTCGCTAACGTACTGTTCCACCCTTGACAATGAAAACTGCCTCTGCACTTCTCTATACCCTACACCTACTTGCACTTCAGCTGGTTGGCCTAATGCATTTACCACGGTAAACCACACTGTGAGCTCATCGCCGCTCCACTCAAACCTGAAATTCTTTACTTCAGCTGTTCTCGGATCTGTAAGCAAAGCTTCGGTAATCTCTCGTTCCAATTCCGCTTCTGTTACTGCTCTTGTGGGCTGTTTAAGACAACTTTCAATGTCAGCGCCATAATTCCAATCGTACACAACAAATGCCAGCCTCTGTGTCAATATCGCTTTTACACACCACTGCGCCCAAGCTGTCAAACCGTCTACCTCTACCACATCACCGCTACCTGTTTGAACAAAATCGCATATGTCCCAATCCCACAACCAACTTTTAGGGAAAGCTACCACTGTATTTTCTGTAGCACCCACTATATCGGGCATATCGAAACGCGGATATAAATCGCTCATGAACTCACCACCTTTGCAATTACGACAGGGTCTCTATGCTGGTTAACCCAAGCCACCAACACCCTATCGCCACTTTTAAGCTCGGGTTTAATTTTTATATTCACTTTCTCAACAGTGCTCTGCTCCCAATCCCACCTTGTTTGTGCGGTATGGTATATGTCTACTCCTTCTATCGGCTTCCCTTCTTTGTCTACGGGATACTCGCCAACACCTACTAACGACCAAACGGGAAACTCAACCTGTGCAGTAAAATCAGCTATCAAATAATCGCCTTTCTTTATCGGCATTGCAAACGTATCAAGCTTCAAGCTCATATCTGGCTGTATCGTTCCTAATTCAATGCTATCGGGTTTGTTAGCTATTAAACTAATTCTTTCATTTAACACTTTAGCCAAATCGTCAATGCTTTTCTTGTTCATTTTAGCCCCACGCTCATAGTTAAACTCGTAACATTATGCTCTACGGATACGACTTGGTAATACCCATTTAACGTCCCAGCAACAACTTTCACCTTATCACCCTTCCTGATAAAGGGAACATCTACGCACCTGATTGTCCTGTCTTTCTCTGGCTGTCCGAACTCCTTCAATATCTCTTTCGCATTCTGCTTTGCATCGGCTATGGTGTCATCTGAACTATTCTGGACAATCCTTTGCAATATACCATATTTTGTGTCTCCATCAAGAACTGCAATTAACGGTGCCCTTCCTTCCTCATCTTCCGCACCTATTATGCGCACCCGTGTAACAAGATTATTAATGCTCCACCTATCCATTACCGACTGCACATTTTCGTTATATGCAAACACGTAAACATCTTGATTGGACATGGCTTTTCTGATATAAACCTTCCCTTTTTCACTACGTACGATAAACTCGCCTGCTCCCTTATCTTTACCTTGTTTGAGTATGCTGTTTATCATCTCCGCAACTGTCATTTGTCGGAATACTTGCTTGGCTAATACCACATTCGGCCCCTCTATCTTGCCAATGGGAATATTCCATGCCCTGAAAATATCTGTCAACACATCTATTGCCCTTTGTCCCGACCTATAGTACCTATCATCTTCACTCTTAAACAAGTAAATCAACTGGTCGTACGCTTCAATATCTACACTACCCAACGGATCTGTAGACGTCATCCAATCAAACACCGTGCCCCTGAACACTTCTACACCATTCGCTAATAGGTATATCGGTGTCCCAAGTGCTACAAGCTGGTGTATCCACTTCCCACCTACTTGCTGATTTGTCAATGTCATACTTAAATGCGCTGCTAACTCACCATCGGCATCACCAAAGGACAATTGACTAACAAATGGCGTAACATCCATTTGCTTACCGCTTGGATCTATAATGCGCACTTCATACTTTATGTTGGTAATATCAACCAAGCTTAAGCACCTGCCCGGGTTTTATCTTATTCGGATCTGGCCCAATGACAGCCTTATTCAACTCATACAGCATCCTCCACTTTGCACCATCACCGAGCATTTTCTTTGCTATACCCCATAGGGTATCGCCTTGTTTTACGGTATACGTTTTCGGGATACTCGGAGCTGGTCTCTGCGCACTCGTTTTAGCCTGCGCACTCGTACTCTTCTCTTTCTCTGTCATTACCACCAAATTACGTGCCTCAACCAAACTTATGGAGTAATAACAATCGCCATGTCCACCCTTCCATGTATGGTCGAACTCTTGAATGTAACAATCCATATTTATTGGTGTTTCTGTTATCAACAAATGAACTTTTACATTCTCTCGTCGCCAGCCTGAAATCAAACCCACTATCGCCTTGGGATCCTGCCAATCCACAACATATATGCTGTTCCTCCTACTCACACCCGGGAATATACCCTCCCACCTAATCGTTGCTGGTGCAATACCTCTCGGCATTAAGAAATCGCCCAAATCAATTATGCTAACGCTGAACAACTTTGAACTTGTCATCACTTGCAATTGTTCTGGGTTCATCGGTAAATGAAGCTTGGTATTCTTCCCCGTTATGTAAAACTCCATTTATCCCACCACCATATTAGAAAACGCCTTCCTTAACTCTGGCGCTAATACTCCCACAATCTTGTCGACAGCCTCATCTACATCAGCCTTATTGTTTATGACAACTTCACCAATTAACCCTTCGGTGTTAACATTAATGTTTACGGTACTCTGCACATTACGTGGAACAACTGACACAGTAGGAACTTCTGTTTGAACATTATGTGTTACAGTGCTATACGACATTGCCTGTACATTTTTCATTGTGTTGTATGTATTATTTATCGTGGCTTGAGTTACACTTTCTATTGGAGCATTTCTCATCACCCCAAGGTGCTCACCTACTACTTGCCACAGCTCCACATTCTTTTTTGTACGTTCTAAAGGAATAATTGCCTCCGCTCCTCTTTCAGCTACTTCAGCTATGTGTCTCGTGTAAAATATCCCACCTCTCGCATGGGCTGGTAAACTTTGAGATGGTATTTCATCTATTAATTCGCCAGTACTTGTTATATAGCCACTTTCAACCATAAATTTATAAGCTTCATCAGGCAACATGCCAGCTTGTATAAGCATCATCTGATATTGTGCTGCTGAACCTGTAAGCTCAGGCGTACTTGATGTAACTTCAGGCGTTCCTCTCTCGTCTAAATACTCTTCCAAATTAAAAAGTGCAGCCAAAGCAGCTAATCCTCCAGCCCCAACTAAAGCACCTTTCCAGCCAGCTATCTTGAAACCTACTATTGCACCAAGAATTGTCATTAATTTAACATTGCTCTTTATCCCATTGAAAATCGCACTTGCAAGCTCTGATCCAAGCGTGTAACCAAACGTTGCAAGCTGCTTAATTAACTCAGAATTTTCTGGTCCGAAAATAGTTTTGAAAAATGAGTTTATCGTTTCTTGTATCTTTCTAAATACTTCTTGTCCCTGATCCCCCTTCAACCAATTATTTAATGCTGTCAGTACTTGGCTAAAAGCGGTAATAATTTTTTGTGTCATTGACATCTGATTCCAGCCCGGTATTGAACTCAAATCACCAAAGAAACGAACCACCTTTCTATAAGCATTCTGCATCGCTTCTCCTACCCTAACACCTGCTTTGTACAATCTATCTTGGACACTCTTTAATGCATCCTCGCCTTTGGTAGCCGCTTCAACAAGTTCAAATAAGATATCCTCTACTGGCTTCAGCATTCCTTCACCGAAATATGTTATCGTCATGCCTGCAATATCCTTTAATGCAGATATCAATCCAACCAACGTCTTTGCCTGTAATTCACTTCCACCAGCATACTGCTTTAACGCTCTTCCAATTGCTTCCATAGCCTGCTTTGCGGGAATAGCCTTCTTTGAAATATCATCCAACGACTTCACTCCGAGTTCCTTCAATACATCTGTCATTGGTATTTTTAAGCCTAATGTTACCTGCCGCAAATCTTGTAAACCTAACCTACCTGACTGCGCTATCTGTGTAAATCCAAGCATTGCACCCTTCAACCCTTCCATACCCGCACCTGTCATAGAAGCCGCATCAGCAAATTTAAGCAACGTATCTAATGTCATAGCTGTAGCATTCTCTAATCCATACATCTGTTTATAAACTGGTAACAACTGGGTAGCAAGATCCTGCACATCTTTAAATTCAAATGGTGTAATAGCTGCAAGTGCTTGCAACTCGCCTATAAAACGTTTAGCCCTCTCTTCATCCTCAAGGAAAAACTTAAACGATACCCTCGCCTGCTCCATCTCTCCTGCAAGTTTTAACGGTCCAGCAATAAGGGCTGTCATCCCTGCCCCAGCACCAGCTATCCCAAGCATCCCAAGTGGTGATGTTATCATCCTTCCTACTCCACCCAAAATGCTGCCTATTTTACTCACAAAACTTTTTGCACCACTTAAAATGCTCGAAAATACAGGCGTAACTTGGTCAACTGCATGCACAACGACACTCCACACTTTGCCAACAATTCTACTTAAACCTGATTGGGCACTTGCTACTGCTGGTGCTGTATTATCAATCGCTGTTATGGTCGGCTTATAAGTCGTATTCAGGGAACGGGCTAACTTCTTATTTGTTAACTCGGCATTCTGGGCGAAACGATTAATTCGCTCATTTGCCTGCTCTATAACTGGTGCTGATTGGTCTTGTGCGGTAATTAAAAGCTCTACCTTATAGGTCTCGTTAGCCATCTTTCCCCCTTATCTTCTCTAATTCTTCTTGCTCCTGTTCTAACTCCACCAACATACTTGCACGCATAAAATCACGTATCTTTGGCGGCTTGCTCCAATACTCATCTGGAGTAATGCCACATCTTTGGAGCAGGTGGTGAATAATGGTCGCTTCACCACCCGCCCTGATTAGTTTTTTAAAGTTTCAACTCGGCTCTCGTTTTCCTCGCTATTATACCCACTCAAACGCTCTATGAGTTCGATAACTTCATTCTTCTCGCCACGCTTAAGCACTTTATCCACCAACTGCCAACCAGCAAGAACATTGGCTTTCTCCCACAATTCTTTGTTATCCCAAAGCATTGCCCTGTCTTCTGGATGCGTGGCTTGGACAATCATCAATGAATTAAACTTTGCGGCATTAAACTCCTGCGGTACTGCCAAATTGCCAAGTCTTTTATCTCGCACTGTTTTTGTAGCTTCTTGCCTGCACTCCTCGGCTTCTTCATCGGTCAACCCACGCACTCGGAACGAAAATAACTCCTTCCCATCCCTAACTACGTGGTATGTCTCATATTCTACGATTGTGTCCATCGCTTTTAGAATGCCAGCTACATCCCTTAGTATGACATCTTCTTTACTTAATAACTCCTCTTTATCAACCTTACTCACTTCTCACCCCTCCTATGTGTGTGCGTGTAATACCCCCATAAAGTTTAATCTTGCATCTGGAGCTCCTTTTGCCAAACTGTCCAACACTTTTTTAAGTATCTTGGCGTCCTTTATTACTGTCTCTGTAAATGTCAAAGTAACTGTATAAGATTGGGGTATTGCCCATACTTGTTTATTACCAGCGGCTTGGTAATCGGTATTGGTTGAGTTTATCTGTGCTTGGAATGTGTTTACTTCAGCCAGCAAATTACCATCGCCGTCGTACAACTCACCATCGTAACCACGAATAATATGATTAGGCTGGAATGTTCCTCCATCAAGGGCCGATTGCAATTCTACTGGAGCATTTACCCTGAAACTCCATGCTCTTTGCACAATATCCCCTGTCCGAACATTCACTATGTCAATCGCACCATCAGGTACACAATCTCGGAATATGTATCTGCCATCTGCCATATTCTTTCACCCCCTTTTATACTGGCGAAAATCTAAACTGGAATGTCAAGTATAGTTTTTCAGCACTGTCGGTATCATCTACCTGAATAACAAACCAGGCACTATCACCCTGTGGCGGATTAGCTGGATCTTCATAAATCGTGCCACTAATTNACGCACCTTCCGTGACCATTTGATTAATCACGCCTTGGGCAGCTGCTAACAATGTAGCTCTTCCATTCTTATCATTATTTATTTTACCAACCAAACTGTCCCATGTGGCCGAAATTCTATCAATTAGTGCGTCTCTTGTACGCACTCGCCTTATCTTCCTCCAGCCCATGTCCATGTCGGCCGTAGGTGTAATAAACGTTGTAATTCCCTGCTCAATCTGAACCTGCTTTTGAGCATTATAAGTAAACGCTATTGCACCATTATTAATGGCATTCTCAATATCGGTATTCGATAATGCACCTTTTACTGCTACTGCTCCACTCACCACTGCATGTGTCAAACTCTCTGTAATATCCGCACTTGCAATCATCCCTGCCACTCTTCCTGCGGCCTTATACCCTTCTACCACTTTACCGTCAGAGTACTCGAACCCATTTAACACAAACACGATGGCTGGATCATTAAAGCTTCTTGCTGTAGCTAACCTTGTATCTAAATCAATTGTAGTCGGCTGGCTTAACACCGCCATAACCCTCTTACCACTTTCTCGCACCCTATCAATGTATGCTTGTATAGAAGCAAACAGCGAATCATTTTCCGAGTCAACTACCAGAACATTCCAATCCTCTGCTTCAAGTGTAGTCAACGCTGATAGGACATTTTCATTTGTAATTGTCGGATCTGTTCCACCCTGCAATGCGGTGTTAGACACATTCTTCACTGTACCATTATCATCTGCAAGCTTCTCAGCTACCACATACGGGTTGCCAGACTCATTTATAACCGTAACCAAATTAGTAGGCTCAGACGTACCTTTATCAAATGTCAGCTTCAATAACTGCGTGCTACCTTCAAACAGTAAAAACTCCTTCATATTTGTAGATGCCAACGAATCCCTTATTGTAACGGTGAAATTATTACCCCTCGTGCCTGGATATTTCGTGGTAATTTTTACCACTTGCGCTGGAGTAGTATTACTATCTGTTAACGTAACCTGAGCTGGAGCTCCTGCTTCACCAACACGCACACCTACAATTTTTTTGCAGCCACCTCTAAACGCCTCTTGGAGCATATCTAAACTGGCACTTACTCCGAACTTCTCACTTATTACCTCTGCCGTCTCAATCACCGTAGGTGTCTGTATCGGCCCCCAATTACTTCTGAAGACTGCTGCTACAATTCCATTAGGTAAAGCTGGTACGACAGGTTGCCCTACGTTTTGTACACGAATATATACTCCAGGCCTTACTTTTTGCTCGCCACTACGAAATACAATTCCTGCCATTCTCTACACCTCTTTTCTGAGAAAATTTTGTAAATACCGCTCCATCTGGGAGCGGGTTGCTTCTTTCACCCCAGCCATTGTCAAAGCACCAATAATCGCTTCAGGCTTCACTCCAAATATGCCAGCATTCGCTACCAAATCATTAAGCGTATAAACATCTTCAGCCTCTTTTCCCTCGGGTTTTATTTTGGTGTCCTGCTCTTCTTCTATTACTTCTTTTTTTGCACTCAATCCGCCGAACCTCCTTCCCCTTCAGGGTTTAATATGGGTACTTTCACTGTAAATGACACCCCACCACTAACGGAAGCGTTATTCAATACTTCCGCACTTACTTTACTACGCATGAGTCCCATTGTTCCACGTAACCTGATTTGTCCCACTGTTAACGGATCTGCATCCATTGTAGCTGATATCTCTTCCACGCACAACTCCGTAATATTATTAACACTTATTCGCATCGCATCTGTTAACGCTTCAACGACTTTCCTTATCCATTCTCTACGGACACTCGGATCTGGTGCCACAACATGCCCATAAATGGTGAAATCCATCCAATACATAGATGCACTTACATTATATGGTGCTGACACTTCCACAATCCGCCAATATAAGCCCGGACGCTGGTCTGACGGGTCCCATGTATCTGGATCAGTTTGCAATATCGGTGTTTTGATTATTTTCCCTTCCTTTGTCTCAACCTTCACCCAGCGGCTTTCACTCCAAGTACGTAATGCTGCTACTGGGTCTGGGTCGTATGTCTCACCACTCAACCAACCCAATGAAAAGACCTGAAACTGCAAGCCACGTTCTAATGCTTGTAGCTCCTCATCCCAGAAATCCTCACCTATAGTAGCAAGGTAACGTAATAAGTACTTCTTATCATTAACCGTGATTATTACTCTATCCAGCGCACTAATCACATCTACCGCCAACTGATCCACATCCGCAAATGTCTCAAAGTTTTCAAATATCCACACTTCGATGGTAGTCGTATACCCAGCCCAATCGTTTGGTACTTCCCGTGAACCTTCCTTAACTACAAGATAAGGCTTTTCTATTTGCAACGATGGAACATATGGCTCGTATACCCTTTCACCAACTAATGCAACTTTTTCTACAAGTAACTTCCTTATTTCGTCTCTCACATGCTCCACAGCTCCCTTATACGCTCGCATATGTCTGGATAGAACTTATCCATCGTTGGCTTGAGTATCGCATACGGCTTAACCTTTTTTACCTTACCGCCTTTAGTTTTTACTTTGTGCCCAAGCTCAAGGTAAACGCCATAACTTACGCCATGCCCAAGTATGAGTTTTATTTCGGTTTCGCTCTTCTCTATTCTGGAATGTAACCCTGCCACAGCCAAACCTGTTCGTGTAGTCCACGGCTTGTTTGCTTTCATGTACCCTTCTGTCATCGGACGGTATACATTGTCCATTAACGCATAAATCTGCTGAAACTTATATTTACTTTTATCACTGAAACCTTGGGCAACCTTTATCATTCATCCATCCCCTGTAACTGCACTTGGTATCCTACAACTTCACCTTGAACACTTATTGGGATAACGTTAACTACTTTTAATTTTCCCAGCATAGGTACGTCTACCACATCCACCACATTTGCACCAGCCTTTACATCTACGAAAGCATCACAAAGCATTGACCATGTTACACTGCGCAATGCCCTCCCTCCTTCATCAATCAATTTTACTGGAGCATACCTATCATTCAAGAATATACGCACTCTATATGTTCCTACTTCCGTGGTAGTCTCGGTGTAATGTCCTTCACTCAATACTCGCTGTGTACGGTAAATGGTAACATCTACAGGGTTTTGCTCAATTGCCCATGCGATGTCTCTAACCCGCTGTTCCTTCATACCACATCAGGAGGATTAACCTGCACAATTCTTGCTCCCATATCACCCATCTGGGAATATAAGTCAGCCATCTTTAAGCACAACTCCAACATGTCTGTCAACGACCTATAAGTGTAACTTTCTGCACCAATGGAATAGCTTTGGATGTTCCCTAACTCTTCTTGTATCCTCGCCGCTTTTAATGTCCATACATAGGAAGCCGCCGCATAAATGTTATCTGACGCCTTAATAATGTCTTCTAATTCGGCATCAGTGAACCTTTCCTCTTCCTTCTCACCAGCAAGATTGCGTAACTGCTCAACTAACTCTGGAGTTGGTATCATCGTTGGCTCGCACTGATCTTTACCTTTTGCACATTCTCGTCTAATGCAGCGAATACGCCTCGGTAAGCATAAGCGATTATCTGAGCTTCAACTAACCTCGTCAAATCGCCGCTGGTAGTTTCAATGGTAAGGTCTTTCTTCACGAGTTCCTTAAACCCTTGCTTCGGCCTAATCAAATAAGCTTCGCCCTGCGGTACTCCTTTATACTCATATGGCTTGCCATTCATTGTTCCTTGCCAACCTTCATAGTAGATAATCGTATCAATGCCTGATAACGCTGGATAAGTCGTACCTTCAATGGTAAAACCTCCACGCAATGCAAGTTCAATATCAAACCTATCAGCTGGGTTTGCAAGTAACACTGTCGCTGGACGCTTTGCTAAAGTGGCATCTATGATTGCCTGCCTCAATGTTTTGTAAATCCCTAACCACAATGGGTCGCCTGTTTCACCCTTCCACGTGGTAACATTCTTGGTATTGTAATTGTTGTAACTGAAAATCGGGTATAAGTGGATATGATTCAGCAACGCATTATAAGCCTGTCCAATCGCCTGATTGATAAGCTCAATCCTGAACATCTCATTGAAATCTATGAGTTCCTTGGTGTACTCAAATCCTGCGGTATATTCCTGAATGGTAGCAATCGGCCCCTGCTCAACGGACAAACTCCCGAACTTGACCTCTTGCCCCTCTAAATGCTCAAGGAATACCACATTACCATACATCGCCCATGTTGCCTGCAATACCCTCGGGAAATTAGGGTCGCTCAAAGTCTGGTAAACTGGAGCATACAGTGTCTGAACCTGCTCCCTACCCAGCTGGACATCTAACGTAACCTTCCTCAACAAGTCCTGCTTATCTTCAAGCGATGCTGATGTCATCAACTCACCTATGGGTTTAGTCAACTGGTATGTTTCCATCTCGCCATTAATTAGCCTTACATCTACAGGGTACTCTTTTTTATCAATCACCATAGGTACGGTATATGTATATGTTCCTTGCCTTTTTGCGGCTTTAAGACTTTCCTGATCAATTATAATCATCTATATCAGCCCCCTTTCTACGTTCCAGAGATTTGCACTACTGAATATGCCTGCGGTGCAAGTATAAATGTCAACACTTTATTGGTATCGTCCCAGCTTGTGCATCTGCCAGCTACTCTATGTGGAGTAGTGCCTGTCGTCGCATCGGAAGTAAATTGTGTTCTATCCCAATACACGATTTGCCCAACTGTGAATGTTTTACCTGAAGCAACCTTGGTGGTCTGATACTCCGCTTGCTCAATATTCAAGACCACTGTTCCCCCACCCACTACATTTGTCATCGCTACTCCAAGAAAGCCTTCAATTTCGTAAAACTCACCTGCAACCACATCACCTGTAGCTGTTACAACTACACTCTGTCCATCACTTACCTTTGGCTGCGGTATTTGATACTCTGTGCTTGGTACTGGCTGTCCATCAAACGCCATTTTCTCTGCCCCCTTTCTAAATTCTTACTCGCTTAACTACGAGCTTACTACTCTGCTCTTCACCCACTACTGGAGGGTTTACAGCATAAATCTTACTTAATGCTTCTTTCACATCTGGGTCGTTCAAGATATTATCAATCTCGCCTGCTATTTTCTCTTTGTCAGGCTCACCTTCATACTTAAGCAACTTCTTTACCAACACCTGCGCAACCTCGCCTGAAACCTTCTCTTTAATCAGCTGTTCCACCAACTCGCCACATTCTTTGCGTTTCTGCTCTTCAAATGCGGCTTTCATCTTCTCTACACTTGCGACAAGTTCCTCACCTTCTACCCCGAGCAACTCTGTCAGCTCACCATAAACCTTTTGCACTTCGTCCATGCTATCACCTGCCTTTGTTTCTTCTTGTGTTTCTTCTTTTGTCTCTTCTCTTACGCTATCCATTTCGCCAATAGCTACAACTTGTGTTTCCATCCCCGCCCTTCCTAACGGTGTCCAGTCAATGCTCAACGGCTGATAATCTACGACCTCAATTTCGCCATTTGTTTTGTGTTTTAATTTCGGAACGCCAAAGATAGAAACTGTCCTTACAGCATTGCCTTTGATCCAACGCTTCAAATCTTCAGCTGACTTATCAATCACACCTCGCACATACAACTTGCCATTTTCAAACTTTGCACCTACCCAATGTGTAACTGGCTCTGGGAACTCATGATCCACATTATCAGGTTTTTGATGACCCATAAATCCCGGAAGCCCTTGCTCATTTACTGTTCTTTCAATAGCTTTTAGTGCTTCTTCAGTATAAAACCAGCCTCTTTTAGACTTACCAACGGGTACTGCTACGACTACCTCCATCGGATTAGGGTCATTCTCTTGCAAACTCTTCACATCAGCCCACGGTGCGACTGGGATATCCTCAACCGCCATCTCGCCCATAACATCCATTTGCAACGGTACTGCCATTTCGCCTGCATATTCCTTTATTGTATCGGGAAGTTCTAATCCCATTGTTCGGTAATGCTTCGCCAAATGCATTGCCGCCTCCTTCTTCTCGCTCGCAGTTAAATTCGGCTCTGCCCTTGCACCAGCTAATGCTCCAACTGCCGCTATTACGCCCCTACGATTAACGACTAATGTTCCATCGCTTCTTATCTCATGGTGTGGCCCCCAGCAATCGGCTTCCCTTAAATTCTCATCAACAGGAGCTTTGACTACCGCATACATCTCTTTTATTGCACTTGCAAGCCCTGAAGCTCCTTCTTCTTGTGCTTTTTTGAATGTTTGCCAAATACTGCCTTTGTCTACATCCCCCCAATCACGTTCTGAAATCTCGTCATTATTAATGGTAAATTTTGTCGGCACTATTTCACCCCCTTTCTATACTTGGGAAGGTATTGCCCTGTCTTCATGTCTCGGATAATCGGCTTCCCATACTTCGGGTTAATCTCTATTCGTGCTTTATCGTACCTCTTCTCAACTTTTATTGGACGTTCACCCCCATTCATATGTTCCATTATACCACCTCAAAGTCACGCAAATACGCTCTTGCTTCCGCACCTAATACCTTTACCATATCGTCGACAATTGAAGTTCCAGTTTTCTCTTTATATTGTTTAACCAATTCTTTTATATATGCAACTTCCTGTTCGTTCAAATCACGAAAACCATCTTTATAAGTAGCATCTTCCAATATACTCTGCAACTTCTCTGCTGTTTCTTTATCAACTGCAAGCAAGCGCATCATTCTTGATATGTATCCTATTTTACGCATTATAGTTTCATCTTTCATTTTATCCTCCCTTTACCAGTTCGCAACTGTGGGTACACATTTATTTGCTCCACAAATATGTGTACTACATCCCCCAAAGCTTTCCCATCCTTTATGAACTTCTCTTTTTTAATGTCTAACACCCTATAATCGCCTGCACAAAGCACCTCATATTGCTCGGCATAGTGGCTGAACGCTGATACGTTTATTCCTTTCGCACCCTTCACATGCAATGCTACAAATCCACCTTTGTGTACACAATAAAGCTCGCCCCACTCCTTATATATTACATCTTTCTGCGACCAAGAACGAATACCTTGGGTAATCACATCCCCCACCTTCATTTTATCCAAATTCTCATATACATACAGTGGTTCAACCCTTATAAGTTCATTATCATATGGTACAGCTTGTTCCATAAGGTCAAGTGCTGTTTTAATCCACCTTACAAGCCATTTCTCAACGAAATTTAATTTTTTAGGGTTTAACCATTCCTCGTAATTACCAAGTGCAATCTCCGTGCTAATCTTTTGAATGATTGGAGTACCATCAATATATCGCAACAATGCATTAACAAAGAAAGTTTTTTCACTATCATAATCCGCTTTATAAATATCCTGAAGAATACCATTTGCATATGGAGTATGGTCAAGCAAAGCATTTCTTACCCCATCAGGCATTGGTAATGGCTCAAACTTTTCGAGCTTTTCTTTCAAAGTTCGCACTTTTTCCGCTGGTGCTTTACGAGATGGCTTAGCAAATGTCCTTTGCCAATATTCCTGCAATTCGGGATCACTATCTGGATTGTCCCTGAACCTCTCTAACCTTTGCACAAATGCATTTGGGTCTTCCACTACCTCTGTAAAAAAGCACAAACAATTCGGATGCGCAGGCATTGGTGGAGCATCCTCTACTCGGTAAACACCCGGCCCCAACCCTTGGTCGGCATATGCTAACTCATCACAAATATCTTGCTCTGGGTGTTCTGAACTTAATACCCACTTCACACCTCTACATGCAGGGTTATATGTCGCACTCTTTAACGTGGCATCACCATGAGCCGCTGATAACTCTGTCCTAACCAGACGCAACGACTCATAATTTAAGTCTTTCGGTAACCTCCTGCCCATGCGTTTCATCATATTAGGGTAGTCCTTTACTAATGTCCCTGAACCTTCTTTAACATACTTTGTCAATGCTTTTGCTATATCCACAGGGTCCATGTTTTCTGCTATCCCTGCTGTTAATATCCTACCTATCGCCTCTGTGGTATCACCAGTTATATTCCAAATCCTATCGCTTAAATACAAACCACCCAGCCTGCGATTCCACATCGCTTTAATTACTTCTTCTTGCACTGAACCAAACACATTTTGTATTTTTCCAGCTACTTCAGGGAACACCTTTAGGAGTAAATCCGCACTAACTTTCTCGTTATACTCAACCCCAATGCCTACTGCCTTCTCGATACCTTTGCTAATGATATCTTTCTGTTTACCATTCAACGCCTTGGCGAAATCTTTCAACCCAGCTTTAACATACTTCATCTGTGCCGCTACATCGGAAGGCATGCCTTCTATAGAAACGCTCAAATCTTTGACCATCCCTTCCACTTCCTTGGCTAATGCCTTTTCTGTAGCTAACTCGGTAGTAAGAAACTTTCGCCTGTTTTCAAGTGCCCAACTATAATACGGCCCATTGAAACGCTTCAAATCCTCACGCCAGCTCATTACGTGCTTCTTCTATTGCCTTGTTAATCTCCTCTAATTGTGCATTCAGCCCAGCATTTTCTTCAAGCCGCTGCCGTAATATCCAACTCCTTATTATCCTCTCTCGCTCACCCGGAAGCTCTTCATTATCTGAAACATAGCCTTTCATGGTGTCTACATACTCGCTCAACAAATCGACAGCCGCATCCATACTCATGAAGCCACCCATCAATGCAGTATTAATTGCCTGCGTGAGCAAATTAAGTACCCTTGCATATTGCTCTTCATCTCGCTCGATTACTTCATCCCATGCTAACGCTATTGAATAATCCTTGAACCTCTTCCCTGTTACCTGCGAATGCATTGCCAATACCATACGTGCAAATTGCTGCCAACTTTCTGTTACCATCTCACGTTTACGAGCAACACGCCTAATTAACAACGGGTATTGCTCTTTCACGCTCGCATGCGAACTTGGAGTGTGCACACCAAATGCAAACTCGGGCACTTCAGACACATCAACAATACAGTAAAATAACAACTCTAACAATGACCCCGCATCACCTATCGCTGAACTAACCTCAATAAACGACGCATCCTCTTCATTGGTAAAGATTAAAAGCTCATGACCTGTTAAATCAATTCTCGCTGGTCGACCTTGCTGAATACTTTCCCACGCTTCAGGGAAATTGTTTTTAAGGAAGCCGCTGACATCCTTTAACTGCAACTTCATCCTTGGAGTTGAATGCATCTTTGAACCTTGCAAAGCATGTAACATCACATCGTGGTACGCCTTAAAATATGGCTCTACTGCTTCCAACTCGGAATTGCCGAATAACTGCGTCTCTTCCGCCTCATTCTTAAAATGTATTATCGGTATGAAGCCCCACAAATTAGGTTGCTCTCCTACCTTCAAATCTGGTGGTACGTCTCCTTCAGCTTGTGTTACAATACTATCTGCCGTTACGATTTGGGTATAGTTATACTGCCTTCTTCCTTGATCCCACATTACCCTTGCCGAAATCGTATATGCTACTGGCTCATGCGTAATGGGATCCAACTCAATGTCTGCAACTTGCTCTGGCGGTATGATCGTGAAATCCACTGAACCACCAACACGCTCTGGATAAAGAACACTTCTCTTGTTATTCACATACAAATATAGAAAACAGTCGCCATCTCTCAATGTCAATTGGTGAACTCGCAAGATTCTACTTGTCCAATCCACGAGATAATCATCTAACACTGCCTGTGCTTCCTCATCCGCACACCTGAAATGCGGCGCACCCATAAACCCAGCTAATGTGTTTATAATCGGCTTTGCAAACCCCGCTCCTAGCTTGTAAGCTTCGTTTGTATTGTGATATAATTCACGTGCTAACTGATAATTTACTCGTGAGGTATTTAATGAATATGGCGTGTTATAAGCACTAACAACCCAACCATATTGCCCATAATCGGGTTGCCTTAATTTTGATATTTCCCCTGCAAGCCACTTAAACGGATTCGCCGTAGATCTTCACCCCCCGCAAAACGTCAATCCCTTTAGGACTACGTTTTTCTATATTTTCCACTATGTGTATTATACCATACCTCAGCGCATCCATTGCATGATCATACTCTTTTTCTGGTTCTTCTTTTATTTGATCATTTACTTTTTTCCAGTGGTAACTCTCAATCTCATCCAATGTATTACTCAGGCCTCGGAAGAAGAACAATCTCTTTTCTCGCAGTAAGCCTGTAACTGCCGCTATGCCCTCTTTAACAGCATTGTTTGCAGGTGTGGCATTAAAACCCTGCCTGCGTAATTCTTCAATTAACACTGGAGCTGAAGGATCAACGAATATGGTATCTATTTGTTGACCTTGTGATAATCTCGCTAGATCTAATGCCGCATCACGTGGTAGCTTTTGCCTTTCATAGTATTCTCGGTAAGCATAAACGTTCCCATCATTATCAACTGCCAGCCACACTGCAGCCATTGGATTGTTGTAGCCAAAATCCATTCCAATGATCCTCTTCCAATCGCTTGGTATTTCAAATGGTTTTACTACGTGCACTCCAGCCTCAAAATCCTGATATACCAAGCCTTCAGGTTTTACAAACTCTCCCAAGTAAAACATTCTGAACATCCAATCTGGCATCGTTCTGCGTGCAACTTCAATCTGTTCTCGTGGATAGTACGGATTTTCTGCTGTGCCGAATTGAATAACATCTATGGCTGGATCTCCTTCCTTCCACCGATCGTAGATATCCGTNTTTAACCAATTAAGAAAATACGGTGTTGTTGTTATTAGAATTCTTCCTTTATGAAAGCCTACACGCCTCTGTGCAACATGCCATGCTTCGCTACGCATCTGGCCTGCTTCGTCTAACCAAACAGCATTTACGTGCACACCTTCCATCCTTAAAGGCCTGTCCGCTGAACGAAACAGAACTCTGCCTCCGCCTTTCAGGTAGTAAACCTTTTCCATTGATTTATACGTTCCACCATGCCAATCATTCAGTATTTCCAACGCCCTCGGTAAAAGGATATCTTTCAGCATCGGATATGTGGGAGCTACAGCCAAGTAATCGGCCTTTACATCTTTCTTTATTTCTCTTGCCATCCAGATTGAACCAAACCACGTTTTGCCTCCACCAGTGCCAGCTATCATTGCCACATATTGCGCTTCGCTATCAAAAGCCCTTGCTTGGCCTGGATGTAATTCGTATGTAAATTTAGGCATTAGTTCCCTCGGTTTGCTTGATTATCTCAATTATTATCGGCTCATCAGTTTCGCCTTTTTCAATGCTTGTAGGTTCGCCTCGGCTCAATCTTTCTAACTTTGTTGCTATATCTAACCACGTGGCCAAATCTCTGGGAGACAAAGCATTCACATCTATCTCTTCCAACCGTGCCTTAATCAATTCTTGCATCCTAACTGCTAACTCAGCATGCCTTCTGGACATCTCTATTATGGCTTGTTCTTGTTCCTTGCGCTTAAGTTCTTCCAGATACTGATCATAAGCTTGAACACGCTCCACCCAGTTATACTTGGACGACCACTTAATCAAAGAGCTTCTGTTCCTCTTGCCAGTAACAGCGAGAACCTTATCTATGCTGCGTTCTGAACCAAGATCTCGGTATATACAAAATGCGGCATAAGCTTTGGTGGTTTCATTACTCAGCTTTTCCCATGGTTCGCCCATTGAATTTCTATCTGCACCCCCTTCATACCTATATTGGTGCTTCTATCAGTATAACCTGCCCCCCATTAATGTTCTTACCTCATTTTCATTATACCCCATACGGTATAGCCGCTCTTCAACTAACAGTTTTAACGCACGGTTCAGCTTTGCATTTCCATGAACCTCTTTGTGGCATTCACTGCACAGCATTAGGCACGTTTCTACGCTTTCGTGCTCTCTTCTTCTACCATACCCAGAAATAACATGGTGTAACTGCAACTCGCTTGTTAACTTACCGCACAACTCACACCTTCCATTAGCACGCTTTCTAACTGCTTCGTAAACGTCATTATTCATAAGGCACTCTCAAAGTTTCCAATACGTGCTTTAATCCTAATCCGCCTTCTTCAAACGGCTTCATGCAGTACTCCCATTGCTTCGGATGATTAACTTTCATTTGCTGGAATCTGTTCGGACACTGTTCCATGTGCACTCCAAACATGCAAAACATACAACCAGTTCCGCTTAAGCCAGTCGTTTTTAACTTCCCATATTCATCTTCTATTATATCACCGTAGCATTTCGCTATTGGAATGTTATTTTCCTTAATGTATCTCAACACATCTTGATCTGTCCAAATGGATAAAGGCTTGCTAATAGGTCTGTTCGCATTAAATGCATTGCATCCTTCTTTATAATAGTTTGTTCTCCTTTTTGTGCCATCTGTTACTTTTAATCCAACTATAGGAACTACATTATTCTTTCTCTCATATTTCTTTATTGGTCCCTTTTTTAATTCAGAGCAACATCTGTCGCTAATCTTAAAATCAGCATCTACCAAATACCACCATTTCTTGGGAAGCTTAAATGGTGTTAGCGTTCCATCTGGAAGAATTCCGTATTTCCAGCGATTAACAAAAACAGTGTCGTTCGGCTTCCTACGTATACGCTCAATACGACCTGCGACCTCTTTAGAAACAACTGGATAGCCATATTTTTCTATTACTTGTCTAAAGCTCTTTTCTGGCTTTACCCAGTCTACGTTATCCCATGTTCTTACAAATTCCCTTACTTCGGGATATTCAAGCCCGGTATTTATAAACACAGCTTTTATATCTGGATACAATTCTCGTGCTAAGTGCAATAAAACGGTGCTATCTTTACCACCGCTGAAAGAAACATAGACACCATCTAAGCCCCAATAATGCACCCATTCTCTGATCTTTGCTTTTGCCCATTCAATTTTCAGTTCCAACGGCCATGCCTGCCTAATCTTCAGTGTTTCTGGTGTTACAGCATACTCGCTCATGTCACCCACACAAACCCCACCCGCAACTCGGACAGGTCACACAACCGCTCCTACCCACTTTTGCCGTAGTTTGCATTTTGACGTAATTCATAATACTATTCACCTTGTGTCTCGGTGCCATTACCTGGATTAACATTGTTTTCCGTCCCGTACTTTACGCCCAGCAGCTCCATCTGCTTATGTGGAGCAGGAACGTAATTTAGCCAAACACACTCTTTACGCTTAAGTTTATGCTTATTGCTGTCATTACAGATGTACTTCGTGGCTCTAGTCCTTCCTGGAACCATGCACATAGCTTCAAACACCAATTTAGTCCACCCAGCTTCTTTTAACGGCTTATAGACTTCGTGGTCGTAACCCGATAGCATTGCTTTACCCGTAATGTGTAGCAGCATATCCACTAACTCCTGATGGTCTTCTAAAGCCATCTCGTAACGATACACAGCTTCGGTTCGTGTATCTAGCACATATGGCGGATCTAAGTAAAAGAAGGTGTTTTCGGTATCGTACGCCTTAAGAATTTTTCTAAAATCGTTGTGCTCTATCTGAACCCGTAACAACCTCTCAGCAACCTCAGGTAACATGTCTATGGCTCCCCAGTACTTGCTTATATTATTCGCCATTCCACGTACTGAACTTGTTACAGTATATCCCCAGGATCTGCCGAAATTGCCGCTAAAGCTCTGCCTTGCCACCACAAACCATTTAACTGCCATCTGCACGTCATCCTCTTCTTTGTCCCAGGTCTCCCGGCATTCATAGTACTCCTCTCGGGAGTAAGGCATTAGCACGACCTGCTCGTAAAATTTCTGAAACTTATTTTTATCCCTTAGCACCCTAAAGAAGTTAACTAGCCCACTGTCAATGTCGTTATACACCTCCACTGGCGATGGATCTTTAGCTAAAAGTAAGCTGGCAGCACCACCAAACACCTCCACATACGTGTGGTGTTTCGGTATTAAAGGCAAGAGTTTTTTAACCATAAAATGTTTTCCTCCATACCAAGTAAATGGAGCTCTTAGTCGCTTAGCCACACATACCCCACCCACAGCTCTGGCACACTACACAGCCGCTTTCGTGAATTACTGGCGAGCCGCACTTCCATGCACTGCTTTTATAAAATGCTTCAGCCCAAGGTTTCATGATTGCGCCTCCACGTTATAATTTAACCACACACACTCTGTGCGTTCAAGCTTTTCCCGATTTTCTTTGTTTTGTAAGTATTTTGTTCCCTTAGTTTTTCCAGTAGCGTGACACCTCGCTTTTATTTTTATTTTTATCCAACCAGCTTGTTCTAATGATTTATAGATATTATGTTCATACCCGGATAACATTGCTTTACCTTTAATGTGCAATAATAAGTCTACTAAATCTTCATGGTCTTTGAGAGACATTTCATGTTCATATGCTTTACATTTACGAGTTTCTAATACATAAGGAGGATCCAAGTAAAAGAAAGTTTCTTCTGTGTCGTATGCTTTTAATATTTTTCTAAAGTCATTATGCTCTATTTGAACTCTAAGAAATCGTTCCGATACTTCTGGAAGCAACTCTATACTTGAAAACCAATCGCTAACACGTTCTGCCATGCCTTTACTGCTCTTTGTTACAGCATACGCCCAACTACCTCCGAGTTGCCCGCTAAAATTTTGCCTTGCAGCCACGAACCATTTTACTGCTCTTAAAATATCATCTTCCTCGTCTCTCCAAGTATCTCTACAATAATAATATTCCTCACGTGAATAAGGAATTAACATCACTTGCTCATAAAACCGCTTAAATTTGTCTTTGTCTCTGATAACTCTGAAGAAGTTTATTAACCCGCTGTCAATATCATTATAGACTTCTACAGGAGAAGGTTCTTTTGCTAATAAGAGGTTGGCGGCGCCTCCAAATACCTCAACATATGTATGATGCTTCGGTATTAAAGGCAAGAGTTTGTTTACCATAAAATGTTTTCCTCCATACCAACGAATGGGAGCTCTTAGTCGCTTACCCACACATACCCCACCCACAACTCTGGCACACTACACAGCCACTTTCGTGAATTACCGGCGAGCCGCACTCTGGACAATAAACATAATCGTGCGCACTCTGTCTCTTCATTATCTCTTGTTTCCTTTCTCTATTTATAATTTCCATACTATCAAACTTGTCATCGCTCATAATTCTATCTACCTCATCCTTTCTGTGAGATAACATGTCAAACTCTAAAACTTCTCGCACTTGGCCCCTTTGTGGCGCATATGACCCCTTTGTGACCCCTTTATGACGCCATTGACCCCATTAAACATTTTTTTCGCTCCACAGCCATCCCTTATAAAGCTCAATCCAATCGCTCACAGATCAATCACCCACTGCTCCGATCCGCCTCTAAAATAAGTTTTACTGCCTTTGCTATATTTTTGCTCAGAAGCGGCGGAACTGCTTCCCCTATCTGAGCTCTAATTTCACTTGAAGTACCCTTAAACAAAAAAGTATCTGGAAAGGTCTGAAGTCTTGCCCTTTCTCTACTTGTGAGCCTTCCTCGGCTTCTCTTATAGTGGTACCCCCACGTGCCACCTCCCCCATATGCCACAACAGTGTAAGAAGGCTTAAGAGGATGAATCCGTCGATATATCAAACTCATTCCTCTCCCTTTAACCTCCCACTGCGTTCCCTTCACAAATTCATGATTTTCATCAGGAGGAATCATTCGAAGACGCTGAATCACATCTGCCTTTTCATTAGCAACATCATTAGTTCCATCAGAAAAACAAATTTTTTCTATTTGAGCGTGCATATATCCAAGCTCTTTTAAAAGTTCAGCATGAGCATCAAAAGCGGTTTCTAATTCTCTATAATTCTGTTGATCCACTTTATTAACAAAAAGGTAGTCTTCCACAACATTAAAAGTAAGCTTTTCCCAAATATTTTTAACCCACTTTTCAGCTTCTTCTGTCTTCACCTCACCCACGACATCTTTGTACTCCCCCATAATTTCCTTATACTCAGCCTGAAGCTCAGGGAGAGGCTTGCCCTCAAAAACTTCCAAAGAAGTCAAGGGATATTTATTAAACGGCAAATTTGCACCTGAAAGAAGAGTCTTTATATCTGAGCTGAGCCAAGCTATTTGCATCGGATTTTCAGGCACAACATCTCTCCTCGCTCCTATAATAATTAACCTTTTTCTTTTTTGCGGCACTCCTAGTACAGAAGAATCAACTACCTCAGCAAAGAGAATTTCATAGTTTTCTGCTGTCTTTTGAACATTGTTTCCTGCTATTTCTTTTATTTCACTCCACCTTAAATTCAAGCATGAAAAATCTTCAACAATAGTTTTAAAAGCAGTACCATTATTCGCACTCAATAAGCCCGGTACATTCTCAAAAACAAAGACTTTAGGCTGCAAATACATTAACGCCCTTACGAAATGTGCATAAAGTTTCCCTCTTTTTACTCCAAGCCCCATTCTCTCTTTTTCGGGTCCCCGAACAATTGAAAAATCCTGACAGGGAGGACCACCAGCTACAACATCAACTCTTCCATCAATTTTGCTGAAATCCACACCGCCAACATCTCCAACAATATAAACAGGGTACTGATTGTTCCATGCTTCATTGAACTCCCTAGAATCTATAACTTTATGTCCAAAGTTCTCTGCGTATGTCTGAGCAGGAGGTAAAAGCACATCATTTGCAGTTAAAAATTCAAAACCTCCCTCCATATAAAGTCCTAAATCCATTCCTCCAGCTCCTGAAAACAAAGATACAACCGTATATTTCTGGGGCACTTAGCATCAAACCTCCCTTATAAATTTTTAATCAGGTCTTCCCACTTCTCCCGCCCCCACTCTAAACCTCCTGAATGTGCTAAAAAATGTGGAGAAGTTAAATACTTCGTTCTCATTCCTGCAATTTAGACGCTGTAAAAACAATCTACTATATTTCATAGTTCGTTATAAGTAACTCACTAACACTATTCCTTCTCTTGCCATTTGCGTTGATACTACGCCTAGCGGATATTCTATGAATGTAGTATCCGCTGTACAAATCATCAAAGAAAGTGTCGTTTGGATTAGTATTGTGTGGATCAGAATTACTCAACATAAGAAACACACCTCGCCTGTCCATTTCTCTAAAAACCTGCGCTAAACGAATCTGGTCTTGGTCAGTCCATTTCCCGCAATATGATGTAAATCCGTTTTTGCTAACAGGCCTATAAGGTGGG